ATATTTAGCATCTCCATAATATTCTGTTGCCAAATCGCCGCGAATATAACCTGAATCTTGCCAATGAGCTGACGCATCTAGTAGAAGATGCTCCGGATGAGGTTCGAGGATGGTTCCTTTGCGTTTCTCTAAAAGTGTTGTTGAGCTTTTGACATCCGAATTTGAACTTAAAAGCAATAGTGATTTTCTTCTAGAAATTAAGTTTTGAATTGATTCCATTTAATATATATTAACATATAAATTAAATTTCTACTAAAATCATTTTGTATTTACTTTTTTGATCTTCTGGTAAACTTGAAAATGATATTCCAGATTTATCAAATGTTTTTTGCTTTACAGCACCATTAAAATTCCAAGAATCTAAAGATTGATTAAACTTAATGGTATTATTAAACATAAATTTAACATCTATTAAGTTACTTAATCCCCAGCTATTGATAGGTTGATTAAATTCTTGTGCGTTAGAAAACATATAAGTACAGTAACATAATTTAGAAACATTCCAATTCTCAATTGGTTGATTAAATTCAACAGCATTATGAAATATATGTTCCATACTAGTCACCTTAGAAACATTCCAATTCTCAATTGGTTGATTAAATTTCCTTGCATTTTGGAACATTCTATCTAATGAAGTCACATTTGAAATGTCCCAATTACCAATTGGTTGATTAAATTTAACAGCATCATGAAACATTCCATCTATTTTTGTCACATTAGAAACATTCCAATTTCCAATTGACTGATTGAATTCATATGCGTTACTAAATAAATGTAGCATATTTGTTACATTAGAAACATTCCAATTTTCAAGTGATTGATTAAATTCATGTGCATTTTTAAACATATATTTTATAGATTTTACACGTGATACATCCCAATTTCCAATAGGTTGATTGAATTTATATGCTCTATTAAATAATTCAGTCATATATAAAACTCTTGAAGTATTCCAATTTCCAATAGAACCATTAAAATCATGTGCATTTTTAAACATACAATTCATATATAAGACTTTAGAAGTATTCCAATCATTTAAATATTTATTAAATTTTCTTGCGGTTTCAAACATAGAATTCATATAACGAACATTAGAAGTATCCCAATCATTTAAATTCTTATTGAATTTATATGCGTCTTTAAACATTTCTTTCATATTAGTCACTTTAGAAACATTCCATTCTCCAATAGGCATATTAAAATCCATAGCACCATAAAACATTCCAGTCATATTAGTCACATTAGAAGTATTCCATCCTGAAATGTCTTGATCGAATTTGGTACAATGACAAAACATGTTCCTCATATTAGTTACATTAGAAGTATCCCAGTCTTTAATAGGTTTATTAAAATAAGTTGCGTCTTCAAACATACCAGTCATATCAGTTACTTTTGAGACAACCCATTTAGAAATATCATAATTAAATAGATTGTTATGACAAAACATCTCTCTCATAGAAGTCACATTAGAAACATCCCATTTTGAAATATCGAAGTCTGGATGTTCCTCTTCAAATATGAAATGTGCATTATATGCACGATTAATTGCTTCTCTACTAAAATGATGGTAGTATCTCCAATGGAAACTATTGAATCCACAATAATTTGCGAACATATGGTTATTCCAATAAGTATTAGCAAATAATTGAGACATATCAGTAACTTTAGAAACGTCCCAATCACTTATAGGTCCATATTTTTTAATAACACTTGTTTTTGAATAGCCACCCTTGATATAATCTTTAACTAAATTTCTTATATTTTTATTATGAATTGTTTCGATCACATATTCAGAAATATCCATTACTAAAAACTCGTGAATATAAATTGTCATTTTTTTTACTTTTTCTTCTTTTTCTCTTGTATAAACTTAATATTTCAGTTAAATCCTGCAATCATTTTTATTTTTTTTTGAAAATTTTATTGATATTCTAATAATTTTTTTTATAATATTAAAGTATATATAAGATGGATCGTGAAATAGAAACAGGGGTAATTGTATCTGCTGTTATATGTATAATACTGTATCTTATGCTTTTTCTTGATATACATATTGGTATATTTGGTAAAAAAAATATCGAAAAGACTTATTTTATATATTTTATATTTGTTTGCTTAATTACATCTTCTCTAATATTTTGGTCTTTATTTATAAATAAATATTGGGGGATATTTGTCTTTGTGTCTTTGCTAACACTATTTATCATTTATCAATACGAACCAAAACCAGATCCATGTGTATTGATATGTGTCAAAAAATCTGAATGGTACCTGATTTTAGAAACAATAGGTGTTACAGGTATAAATACGTTAGTAACGCTTTACATATTAACAAAATATTTTATGTCATCCTAATTTTATAAATTATTAGGTTTGTGTTGAACACAAATAAAAATGATTACGAATTGTACGTTACAGGTGAAAATTTTTTTTCTGAAAATTTTTTTTCTGAAAATTTTTTTTTCTGAAAATTTTTTTTTCTGAAAATTTTTTTTAGGTGACAGTAGGGTCTATTATAAATCTTGAGCGATTGATCCTACCATTATTACATTTAAACTTATGTATATCTTCTACAACACAAGTGTCACCATCATCTTTAAAATTATTGCAATTTTTGGCTTTTGTATCTTCGCTTATCATTTGTTTAACATTCTCCTTAGAACACCGTTCTCTTCGTCTAATAAAGGCGTCCATTAAATTGACTATGTTTGGTAATGGAATTCTTGTAATCACAAAAAAAGTAAGAAAAATTTCTGTCAATCCTAAAATAATCAAGTAATATGCGTTTCGACCAATTGAGGTAATGGAAATTTCGTTCTTATTTATATAATAAAATACAATAAATATTAAAAAAAATAAAGCACCTAATAAGTATGTAATATTCTTTTTGATGAATGAAATATTATCATTTGATTTTGTTTTGGTTTCTCTTAATTTTTCTTTAAATTTCTCATAGTTTTCTCGATCTGTATCATATAATAGAGATAAGACATCATTAATATACTTTTCAGTTATTTTCCTCTTTTCTGATTTAGTATAAGTATAAAATATAGTGGTTGTTATGGCAGTATATAATATAATATTCATTAGCATAAACGAGACATCACGCTTTTCTAATTTCAAAATGTATAGCAATGCAAGTAAAACAATTAATCCAATGTATAAATAGGGCTTGTCAGCATCAAAGGCTTCAACAAAGATATCAAATGAATTTTCCATTATTATATATTATATAATATAATAAATGGAGAAATTACTCGAGGAAGACGAAATTATTAACAAAAATAACAAATATCACGACTCTTTTAAAGATGTTGATATTCGTTCCAATATTGCAGAGAATGTAGTTGTATTTCTAGTATTACTAGTTCCAATTATAATCATGTTTTTTTTGTTTAGAATCCATAATAAACACGATTGTACTGACAAAAATATTCAAGTTTCAAATGTTATGTTCGCTTTGATGTTAGTAAGTTTATTACTTACAGTTTCGGAAGCACTCTACATTTATGGATTCAACGTCGAGAATAATTACAACCAACTCTCAAAAGTTATTGATAAAAACATAGGTTTTAAAGAGTATTTAGATATAAAACAAATAAACCAACAAATGCCAAATATAGTATTAAATGATGGTAAAATTTCGTACGAAAATAATATGCAAAGTACAACATTTTTGATGTTTGTACCTATACTTTTGATTTGTATTTTTATGTTGACTTCATTGACAGGCTGTCTATCACTGACATTTAAAGAGATGATAGGTATATTTATTAATTTTTTGATTCTCTTATCTATTTTCAGTTTAACGTTTGTTAATTTAGGCATCTCTCAGAGTGATCCAGTTGATTATGCCAAAATAGCTAATAAATTTGATCCTTTTGATGAAGTTCATCGATTCCAAACAAATTACAGTTTTATGGATAATAAGATAACAATAATATTATTTTTGTCATTAATTGTATTTATTGGACTTTTTGTTTCTCTTATATCAATCAAAAAATAAATATGTTATAATATAATAATAATAAAATGTATGACAAAGCCAATCTTGTACTCGATAATATACAAAAAATAGTAGTTATAGTTGCTGTAATTGTAGCAGTATCTGTCAATAAAGGTAAAATCGAAATGTTTCTTAATAACGATGACGATAATAAAAAAGTGAAAAAATTTGATATGACAGAGGAAGAGCTTGAAGCATTAAAAAAAGGTGAGATTTGTTATGATGGCCCACTTACAGGTAACGTAAAATGTATCGTACTTTCCTTGTTCCTTGCGTCTTTTTACTGGTATGCTCCTCCAAAGAATAAGTGGATTTTGGTAGGTATATTATACTTTACATATTTAGCAATTGCTTACTATGATCATCATTATGATTGTCGACACGGTAATTTCGGGCCATCACCATTAAAACATTTTTATGATTTGTTTAAACCTAAAAATTCAAAACAATCAATCGTTTATGATAATTTATGTAAAAATAAAAATGATCTTATTTTAATAATAGATGTCGTAATTTTAATGGCAATTTTAGCATTTTTACCTACATTTTTGAAATGGAAACCTTCTAAACCTTAATTTTAAAATCTATAATTTCGTAAACATTATCAACATTATCTTTTATAATTTCGATGTGCGAGACTAACACAATTGATTTGAATATATCTGTCAATTTTGACAAAAATGTTGGAACTTTGTTAATATTTTCAAAATCGCAAGACGTAAAACCTTCATCAATAAAAATTTGAATTTTTGTCGAAGTTAATTCGATAATAGCAATTCTAATTGATAATGAAGAAATGAAGTGTTCAAATCCAGAAAGATTTTTTGTATCAATATCTTCATATTCATTTGTTTTCCCATAAAATTCAAGGGTTTCTTCATCAAATTTATACTCTATTTCTAAGTTATCACTAACAGAGCGAATCAATTGGTTGGCCTTTTCTTTTATTTTGGGTAAAATAAAATCGTTGTAAATATACTTAGAATATTTTGAGAGGATTTCACATTGTTTGTCAATTGTCTCTTTTTTCCCCTTAACATCTTCATACAATTCTTCAATCTTTTTATATTTAACAATTTTCTTTTCATTTTCATCATTTTTCATTTTTGATATAGCAAGTTGAGTTTTAAGGTTCTGAAGTGTATTTTGTAATTCAACATTTTTAATGCGATTTCCTTTATAAATTTCATATGATTTTTTTTCAATCAAAACATGTTTCCAATATTTTAATTGGTTTTCCATTTCATTAACAGCAAATTGCTTTATGGTTTGACTATATTCATCTAGTTTTATTTTGATTTTAAAAATTTTATTACGAAGCTCACTGAGTTCATTGCGATTTTCAGATACTTCTTTTTCATAGTTTTCAATTTTAAGATAGATCTCTTCGTTTTCCTTATAATGCTTTTCTATGGTTTCATATGACTTTTTAAAAATTTTAAAACGATTATATTCATTTAATATCTCTTTCATTTTATCGTATTTAACCATATAATCGCCAACAAGATTATATTTAGCAATTTTCTCTTCAAGTTCTTCTTTGTGTTCTTCCAATCTTTTTGCTTGAATTCTAATAGGATTTTTGATACAAGCGTGGCAACTCGGATTAAAAGGGATATTAAGCTCATCTGATAATGTTTTAAGTTTTTTTAATGTTTCACTAAGATCATTCTTTATATTATTATAATCATCAATTTCCTTTATTTTCTCTGAGAACTCTTCGATTCGGGTTTCAAATTTATAAATGAAACTTAAGGTTTTTTGAACAACTTCTTTTGATGTATCAATTTTATGTGTGTTTTTACGCAAATTTGAAATATCATTCAAAAGTCTATTTTCATTTTCAATTAAAACTAGTTCTTTATCTTGCCTTTCTTTTAATTTTTCAAGCAAATTTGAGTGTTTGTTTTCAATAAGTTCTTTATCATTTGTATCTTTATTCTGGAAACTATCAATTTTATTTTGTATATCAATTTCAGATAGTTTTAAATCATCAATCTTTGAATCGAAATGACTTTCGACATTAAGTTCTTCAATTTCCTTATTGATTTCATCGATGTTTTCAGTGAAATTTTGAGTGTCAATATGAGGTTCAACAGCGTTAGCATGAATTTTTTTAGAAACGTCGATTGTTTTCAAAATAGATTTTAGAGATTTTTTTACCTTTTCAAGATAGTCAATTTTAGTCTTAATATTTGTTAATCCAAAAGCATTATCAATGAAATTTTTCTGTTCAGTGCTTTTCATTGAAAGAAAGCTCTGTTCATTGCTTTGTTTCATCATAAATTTTGAAAGGAAATCATTCAAATTTCCTATTTTTTCCTTAACCCACAAATTCGTTTTGGCGTTATCAAGAGCAACAGTTATCAAATCGTTACCTTTAAAAACACCATAATTCTTTTTTAAAGGTTTCGAATCTTTAACATCAAAACTTCTTAGAATTTTATAGGGAGTGTCATTCAAAATTATATCAATGTCAGTATAGCATTTTCTAGGTGTAGTTTTAGTGACGATTGACTTATCAGTTTTCCCAAAAATTGCTATACAAATAATTTCAAATAAGGAGGATTTTCCACCTCCATTTTTTGCGGAAATTAGATTGATTTTGTCATCAAATTTTGTAAAATCAATAGTGTTTTCTTCTTTATAACAAAGAACACCTTCGAATTTAAGTGATTTGATATAAAAATTACTAATTTGCTTAATATTGTCAGTTTCTGTCAATTGAGTATAATACTTTTCAATATCTGTTGTTTTTTTTAAAATCGCCTCTTTAATATCTTGACAATTTGTTGAAATCTTCAAATTGTCAGAATTAGGAATTATCAAATCTTGGATATTGTGTTTTTGTAAATAATTTTTAAACAATTCATTTGAATTAACATCTTCACGAATCTCTTCCTTATTTTTTAAAGAAATGTTGTCAAAATGACAAATTTTATTTTTAAGAAGTTCTTTCAAATGTAACACATCATTTGATACAAAGTTTCCATTTAATCTTATTTTCAAGACAGAAGGGAAGTTGTTATCTTTCAATGCTTCTTCGATTGAAATATCTGTTTCATCGAGGAAAAAAGTATTGTTTTTGAATTGAAGTTTTAAAAAACCGAATTCGTTTTTGACATTGTGAAATGTCAATGATTTGTTGTTTAGATTCCAATTGATGTAACCGTGATTAAGGAGTTCTTCACCGAAATTCTGTTGGATTAACGAACCAGAGTAAGCAGCAATTAAATTAGAACTTTTTCTTCTTATTAATTGTTGACGGAGATGAACGTCACCTAGCAATGCAAAATCATAGCCAACGTCAAGCCATTCAAACGGATAACCATCATCTAGAGATCGTGTATTTGATACTTTACTATGTATGATTGTTCCATGAAATAAAGCAACTTTGGTATCAATTTCATTATCATCTGTTAGAGGTTTTGGGAATTCAGGTAGTATATCGATTGCTCCCGAACCAGCACCTATCTTCAATGAGTCTTTAACAGAAAATAACCCGAACAAAACATTAGATGCTTTATATAATCCAGTCTCTTCAAGAAATTCAATTTTATCGTTGAAATTACTTTTGAAAGCATCAAGGAAATCAATAGAAGATTCAACGTCTTCTTGTTTAAAGTCGTGATTTCCTAGTATGATATAAGTGTAGCAAAGATTTGATAAATTTTTTATAAATTTGTTAAAGAGCTTGATACCTGGTGTTTCCAATTTAGATTTATGGTGAAATGTATCTCCTGTTATTACACAAACAGTAGTATTGATGTTTTCAAGTTGTTTTAGGTTGTTTATGAGATTTTCGAAAACGCAATTATATTCATCATAACGGCATAGAAGAGAATTACCATTTCTAATGTGAATATCAGAGATATGGATAATGTTTGTAATTTTATCAGGTGACTGAATAGTTTTCATTTTTTTTAAGATTTTGCTTATTATTATTTATATGTTCGTTCTTTTTATATTGAAAATTTTTCAACATATAAAAGCATTTGTCTACTGAATAAAAATCAAAAAATGGAAGTTTCTAAAGTATTTAAAGCCTTTGATGAGAAATATAGTAATTTTTTATCATTAAGACCCAAAATTGAAATAAATGAAGATAAAATTGAAGAACTAAAAGAGGAATTGAAAGAGCTTGAATTGAAAACTGGGAAAAAAGACACTTTTATGTTCTTGAAAATGACTGATGAGATCGATGTTATTAAGAAAAATATAAAGACACTTGAAGGAGATATTGAAAGGTTTGAGGATAGAATTGAAAAATTTCCAGATGATCTTAACTTAATGATTACTGGTATGAGAAAGAAGCATTTAGAAATTGAAAAAGAAGATTTGAAAAAATCAAGAAAATATTACTGCAGAATTTTTCAAATTTCAATTGCGTCTCTCAGTGTTATATCAATTGTACTTCTCAAGAAAAAGTTAAAGCATTAATTCTATTATGAAAATCACAATTAGAACGATATATAATTCATATTTTTCAGGAATATATTTTTTGATTGGATTGTTTTCATAAAACCAAAGCTGTAAGACTAAAAAAGCAATAAAAGTAACAATAGAAGCTTTAATTAAACCCATTATTATATTATTAGATTTTTTTAAAATGTCTCCATGCGGTCTCCTTGCTAGTTTTCAACACCGACTTCCATGCGACCTTTAAGGCTATTTCGATTGAATTTACCTTACTTTGGCATTAACCGCTTTAGCGATGGAAAGAGCACTTAAACGCCTTAGAATGTCTCCTTGCGGTCTCCTTGCTAGTTTTCAACACCGACTTCCATGCGACCTTTAAGGCTATTTTGATTGAATTTACCTATTATTTTGGCATTAACCGCTTTAGCAGAAGGCTTTTAAAATTTTCTAAGATTACATCTATTTGTTATACGATTGAATTTACATTTTTCTCTATTATTTTCTGAAGAAATATCTGTCTTTTGACAAGAATCTCTCTGTCTATAATCCGATTTTGGAATAAATTTACAATAAACCGAATTATCAGATTCAGATTCAGATCCAGATTCAGATTCAGATTCAGATTCAGATTCAGGTTCAGGCTGCTTATTTTCCTCTACGAAACTATAATTATTTATATCTTCTAAAAAATATAAATCAGATGTATCTTCCTCATCTAATAAGATATCTAAAAGTTCATTTGATAGATAAGAATTATCAATAAACACATCATCATTATATATTATAGGGTAAATCTTCTCTTTCGAATGAATGTAAAATAGAATGTTTTTTCTATTCTCTTTAAAATTAAAGGAGTCAAATCTTCCAAACACGTTGAAAAGTATTATATTATATTTTTTATCAAAAATCTTATATATACTTTTTATTGTATCATATTCTTTATATTCTTTGTTTAAAATTTCGAGTAGTTTTGTTTCATCTTTTTTTTCTAATTCAAAATTTTCAATATAATTTTGTTTAAAATATCTGAAATCAAGATGCAAATAATCATTTATACTAGTAGGTAACTTTAAACCTTCATTTTTATTTATATATACATTTCGTTGTTTTATATTGCTAATTTTGTCTAATAGATTTCCAGTAAAGAATTTATTTTTAATTAATCTAATTTTTTGCTTATGATCTATAATTATATTATTTTCATCATATAATGTTTCTTTTATAAGATTATTTTTTAGAAATGATGGCTGCTCCTCCTTCATAATAATTCTTTTAATACTTTTATTATATTTGATTTCATTCTTAAGTAAATCAAGCATTTTTAGCTCATCATCATTTGCTTTAAATGTTTCAATAAAATCAAATAAATCTGTGTTGGATTTTTTGATATTGAATTCATTTGATACTTTCAATAAAAATTTCTCATATAAAATCCAAAAATTTTCATAATCATTTTTAAATGTTTCTGTTATATCATATTTCTCTTTCTTTTCTGCTGTTGGTAAAGGTTCTTCTGATCTTATTAAATTTTTTGGAATTATCCTTTCATTAATTTTAGTCGGTTTAATTATAAATTTATCATTGGTGTCTAACAATATTCCTTTTATTAGACCATCATTAACAATATATTTTTTAATATTTGGAATGATATTATCACTATAAAATGTTAAACAATCATTAAAACTTGGTAATATTGTTGTATCCTCTATAATTTTAGTTCGTGTTTTTTTAATCTCGCAAAAGGGAAAAAACGACTGCTTTATCGGTACTAAGAAGATTTTTTTATCTTTCTCAACATAAATTGACATTATAACTTTATTTAGCATCAATTGTGATTCTATTTTATAATTGTTCATATTTGCCCATTCCATAATAGATATATCCAAATTATTAATCTCATTTTTGAAATAGCGTCTTTTTATATTCAATTTATTATGTTTAAAATAATTAAAAAAATCTGTATTAAAAACTATATTGCAATTTTGTCGTAATATATACATACTATTG